ATGATGCCCAAACTAGTCTTGAGAAAAAGCAAGCTGAGGGTAAGCGAATTCCGACTATGGATGACCTTATCTCAGGTATCAATGAAGCAGTTATGGGGGTAGATATAAATGAGCCAGATAGGTAATTTTGAGGATCATGGGCATGAGCACCGACATGATGGATTTCCTCATAAAAACAAAACTGAGTATGAGGCAGAAATGCATGAGAAACGTTTATTGGAACGACTCAAAGGTATGTATGACACTTGCCTAACCTATTATGCTCCAATACAGCGTAAGATGAAATTGCTTGATGCAACTGATACAGGTGATCTTTGGAAAGCCTTGAAGACTAAGTTCCCACCATATCAGATTTTACCAGATACAAATTTCATTGCTTATGTTAAGAGTAATCTGGTTGCATCAGTTTATTCCGTTGGTAAATCAGCAAGTATTCAACCTACGTCCGAGCATGACAAGAACATTGTTGTTCCGTTGAACATTGCAATGGAGCGTATTTGGGATATGGCTGATGTTCGATATTTTGAATACCGAGCAGGTGAACGTGCAGCACTATTGAACATGGGTGTTACCCAGGTCAGTTGGGACGATTCCAAAACACGTAAAATGGGATCCGATATACAGAAAGGTGATATTGCTCTTAAGAATATTGATCCTTTGAAGTTTATGCGTGACCCATTTGCAACATCTCTTGAGACTGCAGGTTATTGTATGACTTATGAAAATTATCATAAGAGTGTGTTTGAAGAAAATGCATTATATAAGGATAAGTTCCGTGAGTACAGACAGAAGCACCTTGAAGCTTACCCATTACCAATTCCGAATAATGATAATAAGCAGCAGCCAGTCAGTGGCGATATGAAAGACTATTATACCTTGGTTACATTCTGGGTTCGTGAGCATGGTGTGATTAATGAGTACCATACCATTGGTGGTGAATTCTTACTTTGTACAAAAGAAGAAATCAAACCAAACTCATTCCCGTTTGCAGTATTATACTGTAATGAGCCCGCAGGTAAATTAGTGGGGGTGAGTGAGTGCCTTAAGAGTTTAGCAAGTAATATTTCATATAACTTGATGGACTCAATTGCACTCACTGCAGAATATAAGAATCAACGACCACCAAAGTTTGTATCAACCCAGTCTGGTTTGAATGTGGCATCTTTTTCAAAGCATGGAGATGAAGCCGATAAGACATTTATTGTAAACGGAGATGCAACCCGAGCAGTTCATTATCATCAGTTTCCGAATACGTCTAACCAGTTGACCACATTGAAGATGGGGTTGGAGCAAGGCATTGAACTTATGACAGGTGTTACACAAAAGTATACTGGTCAAAGTACAGGTTCAATCTTAACCACTGGTGGTATGGAACAGATGCTTAATCGTGTGACGATCATTGACGTGCCTAAGATTACACAGTATGAGCGTTATGCAAAGCAACTTACCAGTTTGATCCTATACAATTTCTTGCACTTTAGCAGTTCCCGTGATTATTTTTATCAGAAGCCAAATACTACTGAGTGGAAAACGATTACGGTGGATTATCCAAACATTGATGCAGACACAGCATTTAATTATTCACTTGATATCAGTTCTGAGTTACCTAAGAGCAAGGAAACATTGGCTCAGATCGCAGATAATCTTATGGAAAAGCAAATGCAGTATCAGCAGCAAGGCAATTCAGTTCAGTTGATTACTGAAGAAGAATGGTTGATGTATCAGAATTTACCAAACAAAGAGTATATGCTCGAGCGTATGGGAATTCAACGTCAACAGGATGCAATTACTGAAGTTTCACAAACTGTATTCCAGTATGCAAATCTGGTTAAAAATGGCATGACACCTGATGATGCTTTGATGGCAACAGCACAAACGATGCAAAAGCAGCGTCAAGGTGAGAATCCAATTACACCAGAACCTGGAGTTCAGCTTGCAACACAGTCACAAGGAGTGTAGAATATGAAACGAGAGATGTGATACAAATGGGATGTAAGAAACGCAAACCAAAACCTAAGTTTATTCAATAAAAAAAGGAGCTGTGTCCTCGGCTCCCGTATATATGGGCATGACAGATAATCTCTTTTCTGTTGTGCCCTATTTTTGTATAAATATTCATGTAAAAGTATTGACAATATATTCCTTTGGTGCTACAATTTAATTAAGCAGGGAGGTCTAGGTTCCGCAACCTTAAAATGCGTGTATTAATTTCTCTGATGATCCGTATATATTCACCTGTATATACGAAGGAGGTCGTTAAGGTAGATGGATCCCAAACTTGAGCAAAACACAAATGAATCAACCACTATGTCTGAGTTTCTAAGTGCATTTGGTGTGAGTGAACCCGCAGCAGTGGAAACACCCGCGACAACGCCAGAAGTTACCGATGAAACAAAACCTGAAGTTGAAGTTCCTGCAACAGAGGAAATTCCTGCTGTTGATGAACCTGCAAAACCAGAACAGACAGCAACCCCAGTAGTACAACCACAAGTTGACAAGGCAGCACAAGCATTTGCTGCAATGCGTATCCAGAACTCGAAGTATCAGAACACTATCAAAGGTGTTGCTTCAATACTCGGTGTTGACGGAAAGAATCCAGATGACATTATTGCTGCCATACAGCAAAAGGTCGTCGAAGCACAAGCTAAACAGCAAGGTGTTCCAACTGAACTGTTGACTCGTTTACAGCAACTTGAGCAGGACAATCAAAAGCATACTCAGGAAGAAGTCCAGAGAAACGCTTATGTTGGTTTTCAAACACTCAAGGACAAATTCACTTTAGACGATAATGCACTACAAGCTTTTGCTGCTCAATTAGCTACCGACGGGCTTAATCCTTTTGAGAAATCGGTGAATGTAGTCCAGGAGTACATTACCAGGAATTATGAGTCGCTTTTACTAGCGGCTGAAAAACGTGGTAGTCAGGCTGAAATTGCTAGAGCTACAAAGGCGTCACAGCACAGTGCAACCGTAACAGATAAAGATGGGCAACCAATCACGGATCCAGAGAGAATTAGTACCAACGCACAGTTGACAGCTTTACTCAATACTTTAGGGTAAGTCGTTGATTGTAAATTTAATTTAAAGGGGTGCGGTATCTATGGCTATGGCTTTAAACGCTACCGCCGATATTAACACAATTATCGGTATGGCGAGGTCCAAGGTTAACCTGATTAATCCAGAAGTATTCTATTCAAGACAGCTTTTGGATACGATCCGAATTGACGCAGTGAACTACGTCTATTACAAACTTGCAGATGCATCGCCTATCCAGGAGAAAGCTGATAAGCTTGTTCTTCGCAGATGGGCACCGTTACAAGCACATACAGTTCCGCTTGACGAAGGCATCCCGCCCAAGAGCGATAAAGGTTCTGTGGAGCGTTATGAACTTACCGCCAAGCAGTATGGTCGTTACATGGAATTTTCCGATAAGGTTGATTTCACAGTTGTTGATCCTGTTATTGCCTTTTACACCAAGGAATACTCGCTTGTTGTCATGGAGACTCTGGACCTATTGGCTAGAGAAACTCTATTGGCAGTTGCACAGCGTTATTTTGCAGGTGCAGGTTATACCAGTGCAAACAGCAACGGCGTACATGGTCCCGACAATGACGCAATTACTAGTAAACTGAATACCTTCAAAGGTTTGACGGCAACTGGTATCGAGAGTTTGACTGTAACATCTCAGCCAAATTTGACAGATCTTCGTCTTGTTGTACTTGCACTCAAAAAGGCTTTAGTAAAGCCGAGAATGAATGGTAAGTACCTGGTCATTGGTTCCTCTGAATTCTACTATGATATGATCTTTGATCCGATCGTAGAAAAGTACATGACCTACAACCAGAGCACTTACAACATGTATGACAACTCCAGACTTGTACCTATGTTTGAAATGGAATTCGTTGAGACTATGTTGGTTCCAACTACTTCTACTTTCATCAAGGGTGGCAAAGAATGTATCCGTTTGTATCGTTTGGCATCGGGTGGCACGACTTATGAGTATCTTACCCTTGAGTCCAGTACTACCAATTCAGCTACAACGATTGCGGTTACAACTGCAGATGGTTATGTCAATGATGCAAGAACTGGTCAACCTGCTTCTTATATTCCTGGTCAAAAGACATGGGATGTTGCAGGTGCAAGCACATTTAACAAGGGCGCAGGCAATGACTGGACAGAGTTCAAAGTACAGCACATTCTTGTCGTAGGCAAGGATGCATTGACTAGAACTGGACTTTCTGGTGAAGATCAAGCTAAAGTCTTTGTTAAACAAAAGGGAACGACTGGTGTTCTCGATCCTATTGACCAACGTCAGTCAATTGGTTTCAAGATCAACTCTGTTGGTTTTGGTTCCACACGCCTTGAAGCTATCCAGGATTACATTTGTGTTCCAACTCAGGTGAACGCAATCTAATTCAGGAGGAAATTATATGGCAAATCCAGGCAGCAAAGCACGTACACAGGACTTGGAGTTAGAAGCTTCTAGGCAGATGAATGACGCAAACTCTGCTCGGAAGAATCTAATGCAGATATACCGTACTGAGGAAAAAGTTCAAATGAAGCTTTCTCCAATGTACAAACCGTATTTTGGAAGTGTAATGCATGTCATGTTAAATGGCATCAGTATATTTTTCAAAGTTGACGGATCCATGCAGTCGGTTCCCAGATCTTTTGCAGATGAACTCGAAGCCAGACAGATGGCGATTGATGCTATTATCAGCAAGCAAACCGCAATGGCTGACATCAATAATAATCTTGAAAGTTCTCCTGGTGAACTTAACTTGTTTTAAGCGAAGGGGCAGGGAGAAATCCTTGCTCCTTTATCTTATTTAAAAAGGTGTTGATACAGCATGACTACAGCACAGATTGTCAACTATGTTAATGCAAAACTTGCAGGTGAGATGCTCACATATACTCAGTTGTTAGTCCACTTGGATGCTGCAGTTGATGATATTAACAGAGAACTCAATTCTTGTTTTCCAGTATTTTCAGAGTTTGAAACTAATAAGGCATTGTACCCAGATTACCCAGACTATAATTTTATCCCAGATAGGGTTATACGTATGGTTATAGTTGTAGGTGTAGCCTATAAGTTTTATATCACGGATGAAGAAGGTAGTATGACAGCACAGCAGTATAGTTATGATTATAAAGATGCGTTGTTCTATTTGAAACGGGATTATTGTAATTCAGTTCCAGAGCAGTATCAAGCAGATAATCAAGGCTATATTGATGGACCTGGTGGTTGGATGTTGAATAGAACACAGCCGATCACAGTTCGAGATTGGTTTTTATCAGATTAAAAAGGAGGATTTCAGTATGAGTGATGCCATTTTTGATTACGGTACAGAAGATCCAAGTTGGCTAATAAATGCTGAAGATCAACCTGTCCCAGTTTTTCCACCTAAGTATGAGCCACCTACAGGTAGTTCACAAGTATATGATTATGATGGGACTGATCCTTGGGGAATTAATCCTGATCTTAAAATTTCTGAAGGACCACGTGGTTTATCAGGTGCCATCGGTGAAGATGGTGAACAAGGTCAATTAGGACCTAAAGGTGATCAAGGTGAGCCAGGTGAACGAGGTCCACAAGGTTATCAAGGTAATCCAGGTCCAGGTGGACCAATTGGTTTACAAGGTTCACAAGGTTTAAAAGGCGACCAAGGCATCCAGGGTATCCAAGGTATCAAAGGTGATACTGGTATTCAAGGAATCCAAGGTCCAATCGGTTTAACAGGTATCCAAGGAATTCAAGGAATTCAAGGTATCCAGGGTATCAAAGGTGACACAGGTTCTGTAGACTTATCAAATGTAATGGCTTTAGTTAATCAGCCAAATGGTCTTGTGGGCTATGAATTGTATTTGGCACATACCCATAGTCTAGCATCACTCAATATAGGTAATATTAACAATACATCGGATCTGAATAAGCCTGTTTCTATAGCAACACAGACTGCATTGAATCTTAAAGCAGACCTTGTAAATGGTTTGATTCCCGCAGGTCAGTTACCATCTTATGTGGATGATGTTCTTGAAGTTGCATCTTATGCGAATTTACCTGTAACTGGTGAGTCTGGTAAGATTTATACAGCGGTTGATACCAATGTTATTTATCGTTGGAGTGGTTCAGCTTATGTTGAAATTAGTTCATCTATTGCATTAGGTGAGACAGCAGCTTCAGCTTATCGTGGTGATCGTGGTAAACTTGCTTATGACCATAGTTTAAGTACCACATTGCATTTAGTAGCATCTCAGATTTCAGCAATTGCTGCATCGGTACCAAATACAAGGACTGTAAATGG